GTTCTATTACTGATATTATACAATCAAATAGACAAACTGCATTATCATTAAAAGCATTAGAAGATGGTGGTGGTGGTGGAGGTAAGAAGTAGTGATAAAAGGGAAAGGTGTTTCCTTACACACTATAGATAAAGAACATCTAGAAGATGTATACAGAATCCTAATGCTAGATGATATAGGAAGTTGTTTTACTACTACACATCAAGAACTTAGATTTAATGGTTTGGTTGATTTTTTATATCAAACAGAGCAAGGAACTAGTAGCAAAGTATTTACTATTAAAGATGATAATGATATAATAATTGGATTTATTACTTTAAATAACATACATCAAATAAGACAAAGTGCATATATTGGTGTTGTAGGTATAGACCCAAAGCATCAAGGAAGTGGAAGTGGAGTTCAAGCACTTAAAACTCTTATTGATTATGCTTTTAATAATCTAAATCTGCATAGAGTATATGGTCATACATATTCAAATAATCCTAAAATGGCTATACTTTACAATAGATATGGATGGAGAAGTGAAGGAGTAGAAAAAGAATATATAAAACTTAATAATGAATGGATTGACAAAGAAAATTGGGCAGTTCTAGATTATGAGTGGAGAGAATATTGGAGTAAAAAATAATGGCTATAGATTTTAAAAAAGTAAAAATAGATAATTTTGGAGATGATATACAATCTGCTTATAGGCAAGGTAGTTCGGGTTCTTTTTGGGAAACATTATTGTCTGGATATATGGCTGCTACACAAGCATATGGTCAACAACAACAAATAAAGCAAGAAAATATTAAAAATACTCAAACTAGTATTAAAAATAGAATAGCAAATGCCGTTTCTGAGGTAGATTACAATAATCCCGAATCTGTTGCTATGGCTAAAGAAAACCTAGACAAAATAGGTAATGTTAAAGCAAATTGGGAGTTAATGCCTGAGGCTGCCGAATATTTCGAAACACAGTACAATAATATTAGAATGAATCAAGATAAGTATGGTACATATATTGATTTAATGGAAGATGTTAATAGAGGTGGAGAAAAAGGTCAATATGCTCCCGAACAATTTTTAAGTTCTGAGTATGGTGGAGGAGGAGAGTTTGCAGGTTCTAGAGGTATGGATATATATAAAAATTTTGACCAAGCAGAAAAATACTATAAAGATAAAAGAATAGAGTTAATTTCACTTGGTATGGATGATAAACTTACTAGTGCTAATTTAGAAATAATAGACCAAAAAATAGCAGATTTGAAGAATTTAAAATCATTTGTAGGAGATGAGGATAGTGAAGGTGGTATGGAGATAACTTATGATGAATTACAACTATTTAAACAAGGACAAACCTTAGATGGATTACTTGCTGCAAGTGAGAAAAGATATACAACTGCTAATACTCAACTTATAAACAATAATGCTAGAATAGCACAAATAGATGATATGGAATTAGAAGATGCAAGGCAAGATGAGGTAAATAAACCTTCAACGTTTAATACAGAATTGGCTATGGAAAGGTCAAGATTAAAAATTAAAAATGAAGAATTAAGAGAAACAATGGATGGATTATATGTTGACATAGAATCATATAGAAATGAATTATATGGTATAGTTTCTAATACTGATGGTAATCCACTAGTGGATAAAGTACCTACTAAAGATGAGCCACTAATTGGTGTAAATCCTTCGCAAGAATATACATCTTCTTCGGAAGGAACTAAAACATTAATGGAGCAAGGTGCATATCAATATGACCCAACACAAGAAGATAAGTTTAAATTAACTGTAACAAAAGCAGATGGTAAAGTAGAAGAAATGTCTTATGGAGATATGGAGAAAAAACTTATGTCATTGACATTAGCAAAGAATAGTCAATTCATAAACTCATCTAGCAATAAGACACAACATCTTAGGGATAATCTATACACACTACAACATATAGATAAATCTGACCAATTTTGGGTTGCACGTTCTCCTGTGGTAGACGAAAACACAGGAAATCAATTAACTAACTTAGAATTATATAATAGAGAGGCTAATAGATTAGGTATAGGAAAAATAGATGCAAGAAATGTAGAAGGGTTTTACAATCAATATGATAGTAGTGATGGAGATAAGGGTACTGTTGATTATAAAGTACAAGAAGGAGATACTTTATCTGCTATCGCAAATGCTAATAATGTTTCTATTAATGATTTAAAAAAGGTAAATCCAAATATAGATGATACAGATAATATAGCAGTTAATGCCGTTATTAAAATACCATCAGATAGTCAAAATGAAGGAAGTGATAAGCAATTATCATATATAGAAGAATTAGAACAAAAGAACTTTGCAAAAAGCAAGTACAATAAAATTGTTAAAAGATTAAAAGGTGCTTTAGGAGATTTTGAATTAGGTGCTAATGGTAAAAATATGATAGAAGGTTTAATGGAAGATGGTTCTTATAAAAAAGAAGACCAAGCAAAATTAGTTCAAAATCTAAAAGAGCAAGGTGCTAATGATACACAAATTAAGAAAATTTTACAAACTTTGTATAGAATGCAAGGTGCTACAATCTCACAGAAAAAGAAAAAGAAATCAAGGTCTAATCAAACATTTGCACAAACTGGTGCAGGTCAAAGACCAAAAGAATTTTAGTTTACCCTAACTTAAAAAGGAGAGCCAATGGCTTACGGAGAAACACCCTACGAAAAAGAACGTAGAGAACGATTAGAACAATTAAGAAAAAAACAAGAAGCAGAATATGCTGCTAAACTTCAA